CACCTAAAACAGGTTACAAAAAACCTAAGAAGAGCCGTAAAACGGCTCGTCGTCCTAGCAAAAAATATTAAGCCACCGAAAGGCAAGAAGTGACTGAAGAAACAGCGAAGACAAAGTTTTCTTGGGGGGATTGGATTGAACGTTCGGTTTGGACGGGTGTCGAGTCTGCTCTTGCTGTTGTTGTCGTTACTGACGTATCGAGTCTCAAAGCTGCAGCTACAGCATTCGCTGCCGCTGCTATCGCAGCGCTTAAAACGCTTGCGAAGGCACGCCTCGGGAAGTAATCCCGTGGCCGAAGAACAGTTTGACGATCTTTGGGCCAACTGGATGGCCGAAGAGGGTTTAGCTATTGAGGATGAGATTCATCAAACTTTGATAGCAAGCAAAGGTTTGCTTGACATGAATGATGGGACTCATGCTCAGTGGGTAGGCCCAACGTTAGGTGTTCTTTTAACGTTCGACTTTGAAGAAGTTGATTCTCTTTTGAATGCGTGGGATGACGCACAGGATGGGAACCTTATTGCTTTGTCAACTGTGATTCATTGGTTGCAGGGTTTCACTGTGTTTCTGCAGGCGTGTACAGGCAACCTTGAAGATATGTAAAAATATAAATTATATTTTTACAATTCTCGGTTTAAGTATTCTTGTACTGCTGGCTGCTGAAGCAAACTAGTACGCAGTTTTTGTGCTAATTCATCTCTGCGTCTAGCCATAGTTGTTTTAGGTGTGTCCAAAATTATGGCTACAAAACGCAAAGAGAGGCCCACATCAACAAGCATGTGGTAAAGCCACTGCTCGTCTTCTGTGAGCCTCATAAATGTTTCTTGTACTGCGAGAATAAGATCTTCTCGGTTTTGTTCTCGTTCTTCTATAGACCGAAGCGGATCCTCGAAAGGACCCGCTTCCATTAAGCCTTGTATCTCTGTTATAGGAGTAGGTCTGTAATGACTTTCTTTTTTTATAACAAGCTTTTTAGGGCTATGTCCCCAGTTGTTACCTTTGGGTTTACTAGTTACGTTTACCCAAGGCCGTTGTGGTTGCAGTGAAGGAAAGTTTGCTTTCCTAAGAGCGTCAAAGAGTTTTGCTCCCTCGCTCTCATCATCCACCGTCCCAGTGCAAGAATCCTGAATGTATTGAGAAGAACAATTTGTTGTTATCGAAGTTTCCTACGGGAATGTCTTCGGTGTTAATGATTTTCATTAGTTCTCTGTAACTCAGATCCGCATAGTTTTGGCGTGTGGATGACCAGATCCAGAACCACACATCTAATTCAGATGTGTCCCACCACTGTAGCGCACGAATTTTATTGAACTTAACCTTTAACATTTCGTCGTGTCCCATACCCATTACTTCTACAAGGCGAGGAAAACCACTGTTAGATACCTGTATGTAGTCAGGCGTAGCCGCAAACGTTGCAGGGATTTGGTATAGCTCAAAGCCATCGGGTCGATTAAAACCAAACCGTTCCCAGTTTCGTTCTCGTTTCTCGAACTCACCTTCAGCTTCTTCTCCCATTGATTTGTAACGTTCTTCGTAAGGACGTTTATGAAACATCGGAGCTTTCATTTTTTTCTCCCAACTATTCGATAGACCATGATGTCGTCGTCGTAGGCGATGCCGTTTAAGGCATCTTCTACTGCTTTCAGATAATTTGTTGTATCCCCTCGTAACTTTGTTTCGCTGTCATCAAGCTCAGAGATAGTTATTTGTGTTCGTTTAGATGTGAACACACAGCTAATAGAGATCGGTCCCTCAAACTTAGGGCCGTCGTAATGGTTTCTTATGTGTTCTTCGTGTTCCAGTGTGGACTTAGGGGTATACGTTCTGCCTCGTGCGAATCGAGGACGACCTTTAACCTTTGGTTTCCCTGGAACAGTGAACTTGTAAGAACGTTTACGCATGATACCTCGTTGTTTGTGCGGCTTTGGAAACAATGTTTTGTAATTGTTTCTCTCTGTCTGCTCTGCCAATAAATTTTTCAAGTCTTTCATCGAGCCGACGCAACCAGTCCAGGGTCGCATCAGGTGAATAGTCTTGCCAAAGAAGGCTACTAGCAAAAGCGTACATCGCTTCAGACCGATCTGAGAACTCTCTTTGTTCCCAGATGGTCCGAGCGTTGCCTTTGAATTCTCCGTCTTCCCTGTTCCCAGGTTTGTATTGCGGAGCTTTCGGTTCCGTTGCTTCGTAGAAACGAATCAACGAGCGAAGTAACCCTGGCGAAGTTCGGTTAGCCCATGCAGCGTCAACAAATTCCTCAAGGGAGAAAAAGGAATCTGTTTTAGATGGGTCGTAAACTTCATGGCGGCCAGGGTTACGGTGCTTAGGGTAAGGCAAACGTAAACAGTTGCCTAAAGCACCTTCGTTCAGTGAGGTTTGTTTTGGATAAACCTCTTTAGTTGGCACATCCACAACACGGCACGCTCCTATAAGCCCTTTGCGTGCCACTGTTGCTGCTACTGGTTCAGTTAGGTAAACCCAAACGTGGTAGCCCTTACTTTTTGATGTTTCTTTCCAACTTTGTATCCCTGTCTTTTCTAAGAGAATGACCAGGTTGTCAGCGTGGACGCTGGAGTTTTCTCCATCGTCAAGGTCAACTGCACACCAGTTGACCATCCACACACCATTGCGTTGCCACAGTGGATACACACCGAGAGCAACATCATCATCTAAATGAGTTTCGATGTGCTGTAGGTATTCTTCTCCGTATCCGAGTGCAACGTTGCCGTCTTCTTCTAAGGGATGCACCCAACTAGTTACGTCAGCTAACGCTCCTCCTTGATGGAGGGCCGCAAACCTTTCGAGAGTTATTCCACCCATCGGTCATCCCCAGGAATATCGCTTTCGTAATATTCTCTCACAAGCCCACAGTTCGGATCCATGTAATAGTCGATGGGTGGGTCTGTGATTTGGCATGGTGGCCTCTTGTTCTTGCAAAGATCTAACGATACGGACACTGAGTGAATGCGTCGTTCAGAGTCGGAAAGTTTGGGGTCATCCCTGCGTCTGAAGACGTTTAGCTGCAGGATGGCGTATTCGTCGGCATTGAATTTGCCGTCGTCCATGCCTCTGGATGTTCCACGAGTTGACCCTTTGCCTGACTGGTGGATCAGTCCGACGGGCAGGTTCTCTGTTTCTGCCCATTCCTTCAGTCCTTTTAAGACTGTGGATACTCCTTCGTATCCTGATGCGCCAGGAAGCTGTTCAAGGAAGTCAACCATTACGAAACGTGGCTTGTGTTGCCAGTAATCTTCGCATTCTCTCATCGCATTACTCATGTCGTTAAAGGAGAGAGCGTTAGGGAAGATCTTTATTCGATCCAAGAACCCAAACTTGGCTTCTTGGATTTCATTCAAGACTATTTCGTCTTGCGTCCGAAGAGCTTCTTCCACTTCAGCAAGATTTCGTTGATATAAAAGCGCATAAAGTTTGGATACAACCAGGATCTCGGGTTCATCAGGAGTATAGATCACTCCATAGAAGTCTGGGTCTTCAAGTAGGTTGCGTGCCATTGAGGATAGAAGCACTGCGGATTTGCCGCTGTGTGCTCTGCCTGTTACGACAAGTACGTCGCTCGGCCAGACTCCTCGCATGCGACTGTCGATGTCTTGTAGTCCTAGATGAAAGCAGTCGTGGCTTCCTTTGGCGTATTCAACCCAACGGTCTACGGCATCGGACGTAGGCTTAAAAAATTTGTACTGCGGCTCTCCCTCGGGGAGATCGATGCCCGCAAGTCGGGCATCGATCTCCTCGGTGGTAAGGGCGACAGCTTCGTCACCCTCACTCATCAGTTGCCCTTATATGCGAACTCTTGAAGTTCTGCTCGTCGGGCAAGCCAATCCCATTCGATTGCATCATCAACAGATTCACCTGCTGCTTGATTCCAAACCTTCAACGGAACATTGCTGTCTCCGTCGTTGACCCAGATACCAACATCACGAGATGTGGTAACACCAATGTGGGAAAGTGCTTCCTTGCTGACTGAAAAGTTGGGGAAGTTCTTCCCTGTCTTCGTCTTGTCAGTAGTCCCGTCAGCGTATTCCTTAACTTCGTACACCTTTAAGGTGCCGTCGTCTAAAGACCACTGATTCGGGTGGAAAGCAAGCAAGTTGAAAGCAGCTTGACGTTCGTCAGCGCCCTTACCAGTGCAGAAGTCAGTCCGCTTATAGGTGCGACCGCTGATTGTTCCACCAGCAGGAGCAGCTTGCGCTGGTGCTGGTGCAGCCGCTACGGATGCTGCCGTAGGTCCTGACGGAGCAGGGACACTTGCAGTCGTCTGCGAGGCGGTGCCTGCTTGACTATCTGAAGACCTGGAAACGCCGCTTTTCAGGCGTCGCATCACAACCCCATCAGGAGAAAGATCCATCTCCTGACCTGATTGTTTCAGGACCTCACTCTTAACTTGCTCAAACATGGAAGACGCCTCGGCAAGAATGCCGTCATCTCCCATCGATTCAGGAACACTGCGCTCAATAGTAAGCGAGTAGTCCGCTGTTTCATATGGAGCTTCACTTACTTTCTGCGTGAAGCTAACTGTCACTTTCGCTGTGTCAGTCATAATTTACCTTTCTCCCTACCAGGGATTCTCTCCGAGGTGCTCACCTCGGCATTTGCCTGCCTGCCAGACAGGACACCATAGAGGAGAGCAATGCCAGCCCTCCCAGTTCTGAGGCCAAGTCTTAGCGTCCGACATGATTGTCGGCACCATCGACCAGCACAATTCCAGAAAAGCTTTCTTGTGCTCTTCTGTTCTTTCGATCTCAATTATTTGAAGCTTCCCATTAGCCATCACCCCGAAGTTGAAATGCGTTGCATCCAACGCCCAACTATAGGCATGAGATTGTATATCCCAACGCTTCTTCTCCCAAGCTTGATACTCCCTGCCAGGATTCTTCCAATCCCACAGCACACCAGACTTATCTACCCAGTCAACAGTGCCAGTGAGAACCAACCTAACATTGTCTCTTCTACCTATCTCACGTTCAAACGGAACCTCAACTCCCTCAGGATCTAACGAAGGGAACAGTTCTTCGTACCAAACCGCAAGGTTGGCTCGAACCACATCAACTACTTCTTCGTACTCCTGACGCCAGACTTCTACTTCGGATGAGTAGGTAGCAATAAATTCTTCTGCGACTTCCAGTACCTCGTCCAAACTAGGACGGGGTAAACCAGCCATGATCATTCGTCCTGCGTATTCGATGGCTCCGTGAACAGCGTTACCTCTCAGAAAATCTGTTGTTTCTTTCTGGGATACAAGACCTAAGCGTTCTTGTCGTGCCTGCTCGGGACATCGAAGGAACGTATTGATCCAACTCTGTCGTAAACGTATTTCAATCATCTATCTCCCTGTTCGGTGGGGCCGTCCCGCAGGGAGACACGGGACGACCCGACCTAGTGACTTCTCCATTTCTAACATTGTTAGAAATAGAAATTCCCCATCGCTTCAAATGGGGGGAACCCTTTTGGGGGTTCCCCCCATTTTAACATGGATACAAGTTAAGTCAAACAGCCTCTTCTCCCAAAGGAGGCTCGACCTTGTGCAAACGTTCAAATTGTGCCCGTTCAACCATGTCATGTGTTCTTTGTCTAGATAACCCAATCTCACGTCCAACTCGTGCTTGGTTACCCTCGGCATAGACAGCATCCAACAGTGCATGTCTACGCATATAACTTGTCAGCTTTAACTGTTGCCTAATCTCATAATCGATTTGGTCTAACTGTTTCAAAGCAACTAAAGGCTCGCATGTATCCCCATAGTTCTTCAATGTTTCGTGAAGTTTGGTAAGTGAGTAGGTCATTCGCAGCAATCCTTGTTTGTTTCGTTTTCTTCATACGTTTTGGCTGCTTGTTCAGCCTCGGCCAAAGTTCCAAAGAACTCTTTGTAATGACCGTCTTGTATAACTACATAGCCTGATGTTCTCAAGCCTGCTCCTAAAGGAACTACGGCTCCTTTGATCTCATATTTAGAGGGACTCATTGGCTCTAGCTTCCAGTATTTGTTCTCGGGTAAACGCATCTTGAAGCGGTGCGCTTTTTTCCCTTTTTGGTCCTGATCCACGTTTTTGTTCTGCCCTGTCCTTACTGTATTGGTTCCATGCGGAACGACATCCTAAACATCTGCAACCGTTTCCGTAATGGGAAGCAGAGGGCTTCCCTTTGCAGTTGTATCCTTGCTTTCTTGTTCTATTCGTCGCCATCAGTATCCCTTAGGGGTATGACTTCGGCGTCTTCTTGGTTGTTTGCATCGTGTAAGAATGCGTGCATTTTTTCTTCGAGGCGTTCTGCTCGTTCGAGAAGTAGCACTGCAAGTTTACGGTCAGCATGGATAGCATCGTGTACCTCATCCATTAGTTCAAGTAGTAGTTCTCCGTCGATATTTTCCACGGGGTTTCCCTTCTTTTAATAAGTGTGTGTAACTGGATTTTCTTTCGTTTGGGGTCCAAGCCTCCCATCTTTGTTTGCATTTGGCACATCGACATCCGCCTACTGCATACGTTGCGATGTAGCCGTGTTTCTTGAAGTCTGTTGAGTCCCAACGGATGTGGTTACCTTCGATGTAACTCATCTATCTCCTCCTTTAGAGCTTTTATTTCTTGTTCTAATCGGTGAACGACAACTGAATGCGTACTCGCTTCGAGTGAGTTTGCATCAGCGGTAGTTAGTTGTAAATGCCTGATGTTGCAGCATCTTTTCTCGTGGCAATCGTGGTGTACTTGTAGTCCTTCTGGAATAGGACCATTATGGTAAACCCACACCATACGATGTGTCAAGGCGTTGCGGATTGTGCCAACTCGTTCAGCGATTACCTTGCTGTTGACCGCACCGTATCCACCATTCTGTGTGAAGCCTTGCCAAAGGATACAAACTGTTCCGTCATCACGAACAATGTCACCAAACTTGACATGACCAAAAGCAGGATTCAAGTAAACCTCTACTCGTTCCTCAAAGGTAAGAGTAGACAACAACCTGATGGGAATATCAGTACGAGGTGACCCGTACTTCAGGAAATGCCCTCTGTGTCCATGACAGAGAGCAATCTTTCCATCTTTAGACCCAGGTCCATCATAAGAAACAAGAGTGCGGCGCTCTCTCGGGCATTGACTGCCGTCAGGCAGAACAGCCCAACAACTCCCTCTGCCCTGTCTACATTTCATGCGGCTTCTCCCTT